CGGTCGCAAGTCGACCTCCGCACCCGAAGCCTCGCCCCCCTCGCCCCGGTGCTCGTCAATGTTGGCGATGAAGTCGTCCACGCCTGCCACGGCTGCATCGTAGCCGCTCTGCTCCGGTGCCGCGCCCGGCGCTTCGCCCCCCTCGTCCTGGTACTTGTCAATGTTGGCGATGAAGTCGTCCAGTCCCGCCACGGCTGCATCGTAGCCGCTCCGCTCGGGTGCATTTGCTGTCCCCTCCACCACCCCAGGCGCACGCATGTCATCCCCCAACACATCCGTCTCATCTTCACTTTCTCCGTCAAGATTCCGATCCTCTAGGTCCAGAAATTCGTCCATGCCCTGCATGTCATCCTCTGTGGCCCCGTCCATGGTGCCCGAGTGCCTTTATACTATCTGTCGGAAAAAGACACACGCCACTGTGCGCTCACGGGGACCGGGAGAATACCGACAGTGACGATCAAATGGCTGATTTTGACCCGCGTACGGGAGCATGCTCGGACACTGCCGCCGCGTGTCGGCACCTCCGCACCGTTGTCGATGAGCACGTCGCAGGGTCAACGGAAACGCTGAGTGTTGTCTTTGATATTGACGACACTTTGATGTTGCACGGTGACACAGAAGTTGGTCCCAATATACCCGTATGTGAGCTGCTCGCTCACTGTGCGAGTGTCGGGGTGCGCATCCATGTCATCACGGCTCGTCCCGAGAGCACCCGGGGCGTGACACAGCGCGATCTCGCACATGTGGCCCCCGTCTACGACACACTCCACATGCTGCCCCCCTCCGTAGAACGGTGCGGGATCGGACTGTGGAAGTTTGTGACACGGTGGCACTGCCTGATGACAGACGCCCAGACACACGGATGTGCACGGATGATTTTCAGTGTCGGTGACCAGTGGTGGGACTTGCTGCGCGACGACGAGCAGATCGAGCAGGCGATCGAGATATTTCCGAGCTCGTCGACACCGTACGTCGTCACGGCGACACCCCCCATGGAGCCCGCGACTATCCTCGCCAAGCTGCCTGCACAGCCGTGAGCGAAAAAATTGGCGGGCGCAAAGGGGGCGGGTCGGTCGGGCGGCTTACGGCAGTGCCGAGCCCGGCTTCACGGTGCAGCGTGCGTCGACGGTGCACTCGGCGCCGGCCTCGCAGTCGCGGGTGTGCATGCCGCGTGTGTGGCCGTGCATGCCGCGTTCAACGGATCCTACAGTCATGAAGTACTTGGGGATGTTGTCCGCGACAGCCATCGCGAGTGTCGCCGACGCGAGGGCGGCACTGCCGATGAGTGTGTACAGGCGCCCGGCGTCGATGCCATCGTATGCGGCGGCGGCAACTTCGAACTTGTCGCCCTCGCATGCGGTCGGGGCGAGCTCGGTCAGCTCGTCCGTGCCCATCGTGGTCGCGATGTACGACAGGACGAGGGCAGCAACGGTCAAGACACGGCCAATCTCGACACTCTGTTCGGTGAGCTCCAGGATGGCCACGACGACGATGGCGACCGCCGAGACGATCACGGTCTCCTCCTTGATGATGTCCTTGAATTCGTACTTGATATCGTCGAGTATGAGGGACACGACGTACAGAACTGACGACAGCAGGACGTGAGTGAGTGCACGGCTCACCTGCAGCGCTTCGGGCAGGAAGTCGAGAACGTCGGCAATGGCCTTGCCGAGGCCGTCGAGGGCACCGGTGGTCATGATGGCGGTGAAGATGACCGGGAGCTCGGCGATGTTGCCGATGAGCACGCCGATGGAGTGCCCGACGATGCTGGCCACCGCTGCGATGGTCCATGCGTATTCGGTCACCTCGATCTTCTTCCACAGCTGAGCGGCACCCGCTGCAACTAGCGCAATGTCAAAGATGAGGAAGTGTTTGTAGATGTCTGTGATCCACGTGTCGGAACCACTGTCGCTCACTGTGACCACGTGAAAGTCGGTGTCGTCGAAGAGCAGGTCTCCGATACTGTACAGTGCATGTGTCGCACTGGCGACAACGAGAGCGGTCGCTCGTTGGGTGGCGCCAGAATCGTGCGACGTGGCGAGCGTAGTCACGAGACCGGCTACGATGATTGCCGGGAGGAACCCTGTTAGCAGGTCACTAAATTCACTGGGGCAGACCATGGTTGGAAATGAGTGTTTTGTTGCTCGGTGTACATTTTTTTGCTCAGCACGTGGAGCTCGGATCTTGGCACTTTTGGCATAAACTGAATTTGCGGTTCACGGCGCCGACGAGGGGAACGTCCACCGCACTGCCACTCGGTGGTGCGCTACATACGAAGCACGGCATCGGGCGAGTCCACGACTCCACGTGGAACCCGTTGGCAGGCCGTGTCGCTACTGCGACACTGCCATTATCGTTGAACTCCGTCAGTACCTGAGTGACTAGGTCACGGTGCCGCGACGCCTCCATGGCGACCTCCGCATGGGATCGCCGGTGGCCCGGTGCGCGGTCCACGATGGGCACAGCGACGAAAAAAAAAAACACCAGCGGATGAGAAATGAGCGCTTCCATCGCATTGCCCGTGGAGCTGGACGTGGAGCATAGCGGGGGCAACACGGTGCTCTCGCGGTCGATCGAGGTGCGAGAGGGCGACACCCTGCAGTCGGTCGTCAACCGAGCCTGTGCACTCCCGTGCACTATCATCGACGCCCCGGCACGCGACACACTCGCCGTTGAGCTTGGGAACCGACTCGGTGCCACAGTAACGTCGGGGAGTGCCGAGGTCCATGTGAGGAACGACACCGTCGAGAGCGGTACGGTCTATACGGCAGAGTCGATACGCGGCACGATTCCGTTCGCTGCACGCGAGGGCCCGAACGAGCTCGACCTGTATCTGCGCCCGGTTCTAGGTAACTTTACCGACCTCCTCCACCGTCGGTACGATTAGGCGGACCCCGCCGCACCAGCCTCGATCTTGGCGCACCGCAGCTCGCGCTCCGCACATCCTGCTTCGCGTTGTGCACACAGCGCCTCGCGCTCCGAGCACGTTGCTTCGCGTTGTGCACACAGCGCCTCGCGCTCCGAGCATATGTTTTCGCGGGTCTCGACTGCATCGGTCGGGGTTGGCCGCTCCCGGCGCCGTGGACTACGAGCTCGGGTGGGGCTTCGGGCACGGCGATCCCGTCGCTTCTGACGCTGCACCTGCTCGCACCCGGTACAGTCGGCCCGGGCCTCGGCCGCGGTCATTTTCACAGTGCGTTCGCTATCCACGCATGTTTTACAAGAAAAGTTGCGATAGGATGACATTTTTACAACCGGGGGTAGATTTTAAGTACCCTACTGAACGCTCGGCCACGTTCTGATCGCCGTCACGACGCCAAATCCCGCCATGATCATCGCAACGGTGGCGTAGACATTATCGAGCGTGGCGAGCGTCCACGTGATCACCGCGGCCAGGATGACGAGGGCGGCGGCGATCAGCTGGTTCTTGGTGGAGAACAGTTGGAAGTCAGTCTCAGTGGCCATGTGTCGTTTTTTTTATACGGATAGGAATTCGTGCGCGCCCCATGCGGCACGGTGGATGTCGCACCATGGCTGGCAATGGCTCGCCTCGCACCGCACCATGAACTCACCGTTCCACAAGAGAGCATCCTCCTACGCGTGAACCGGACGCTGGCGCAGTCGCCCGAGTTCGAGCGACTGTGCGTCGACGTCGTGGGCAACCACAGGCTTTCTTTGCGGACCCTGGACTGGCTCGTGACAAACTTTGCGAAGCGCACGGCACTGCGAATCCAGGGGCCCGACGGGCGCTCGGTCTACGTGCACGACGCATACCGCGCCGGCTTGGCGGCGTTCCGGCGGCGGCACTTTGACCCGTTCTGCCGCGCGCAGCGCCGCACTGGCGACGGGCGCCGAGTCTCGGAGTATGCCACGCTGCACTGCGTTGACGGCAAGACGCTACAGACGTGCATTTCACAGCTCAATTTTATGGAGTGGGCGTACCGCCACGGGGTGCTCGCATATGCGATGGAGCACGAGGCCGTTATTGTCTCCGACATGAACCGAGTGGCGGCGTCGCAGCGCAAGCGCCGCAGAGATGACGCCGACTACCGTCGCACTGAGCTGTCACAGGCCCCCCGCGCCATGTGTCATGCATACAGCGTCGATGTGTGTGTGACAGTGCCCTGATTACCGCGGGCAGTTTGTCTCAAACACATGGAAGTTGTCGGGCATTGCCGGGGGCGGCGGCTCGGCGTTCCCGGACGGTGCGGGCGGATCCCCCCGGAATATTAGCCCCGACCCGACCTTGTGATGGGCATGGAAGCTCACGCAGGGGCGCGACTCGCTGGCCTTGCTGTGTGCCTCCTTGAGGGTGCGATACGAGACAGTGTGCTTGTCAGCGAAGGCGTTATTGAAGGCCTCCTCACCGTTCGATGTCGGGTTCGCCAATTCTGGCGCCTTGTGCGGGTCCGGTTCGGCCACCGTCTGCATCTCTTCGGACATATGCTCCTGGAAGCCCGAGTCAAGCTGGCTGAGGCCGGGTGTCTTGTCCTGGACATCCTCGGCGACAGGTCCGTCGGTCGGCAGCGGGGCCGCAGACGGGGCCATATCGGCGGCGGCCTTGGTGCCGTCGCGCACCTGGATGCGCATGCGCACGGCGCCCACGGCGAAGGCCACGATGGCGCCGATCACGCAGGCGACTACGATGCCGATGCCAACAGTGCGGACAGTAATGGAACTCTTACCCTTGACTCCCATGACAAGCGTTTATTCACTACTCTACAAAAAAAACAATCACACCCTTACGAGAGTCGTATCTTTTTGCTCTCCGGCTCCGCAGCCTCGACGCCCCCCGGGCCCATGCCCCCGAACATCGATGCCATGTTCTCCTTGATCAGCACCAGCGCCCCGATGCGCATTTTGGGCGAGATGCCATCGAGCGCCCCCTCCGCGGTCTTCATCAGAGTGATCGAGAACCGCGCCTGCATCGGAACGCACTGGATGTGGCGAGGGCATGCGTCCTCGGAGACCTGCAGATCTGTCACCGGGTCGTCACTGGGGAGCGTGTCCGGTGCCGTGTACGTGAACACGGTGGGCATCGATGCGTCTTCCAGCTTGACGCGGATGGTCTTGCGCCCGCCGCCGTCGCGCACCAGGGGCTTGTACAGGTCACCGATGTCCTCGTCGCTCATGCCCGTGCCCCCCAGCTGATCGCGCTTCGCCAGAATCTCGGCGAGGATGGCACGGTCAAGCTGCTCGAGGTACTCCAGCGCCCCATCGGTTCCCGCCAGCAGGTCCACGTCCATCGCCACAGCGGGGCCATCCTGCGACCCCATTGCCGGCCACACGGAGGCAGTGAGCGGCGTCGCATAGTCTCCCACGGGCAGAAAGTTGAGGCGCAGCGACTGCCCCCCGTCCCCCTGGACGTCACTGAAGCTCATCGTCGGGTACTTGTCGGAGACACGGGGGTCGGTGAACTGCACACTCGCGGGCGGCGCGCCGCGCACGATCGTCGGGAGGGTAGCGTCCAGGGTGCCCCCGCCGCCCGTGCCGCTGCTCGCCTCGGAGATCACCAGCACCTTGGACGGGCGGCACTTGAGGTGGATCTTCTCGTACTTCTTGCCGTTCTGGCGCATCTTGACCACCGCATAGAACTTCAGCGTGACGAGGGCGTTGAACTTGAGTGGGCGGCCTTCGGTGTCACTGCGCGGGACCTCGCCCAGCTCACTCACCCCCTGGGCCTCGTTCATCTTGAAGAACCGGCAGCGGTGGCGCCCCGTCGTCTCCACGTCCATCGCGACCTCGTCGCCGTACGGCGTCGGGCGCACGGTCCGTGCAAAAATCGAGCGGATGTCGCCCTCCGAGACGTTCTTCTGGTTGGGGAGCAGGCTGGCTTTATTTGCGAACAGGTGCTGGCGGTGTGTGTCGTCCAGGGCGTCGAAGAACTCTGTGTGGTTGGCGGAGATGCTGACATACAGCTTGCGCTTCGTGGGGATGTCCTCCTTCGTGTCAAAGTCTTGGCCGTTGAACATGGTCGCCACCACCGGCGTCGAGACGGAGCCGAGCTGCACCTCAAAGTCCTGTCCGTTGGGGAGCGTTGAGTAGACGTAGCTCATTGTCTTGACCGCCGACAACTGGAACGGGGTGTCGGCGATCTTGATGTCCGTGCCTGGCTTGAGCGGTGCGAACTGGTGCCCCGGGAGGGCATCGGCGTAGGTAGTGGTGGCGGCCATGTTCTTGGACTCGGGTTGCGTTCTTGGACTCGGGTTGCGTTCTTGGACTCGGGTT